ACCAAGAGGGAACCACGAGACCACCAAGAGGGAACCACCACGAAACTTTTCTGAACTTTTTATCGTTTTGGGTATTGACGTGATCAAATCCAGCCTGCATCTCTTGCCCGTCGCCAATCAACGGGACATCAACACCACCACAGAAACACCAGTATGACCACCATAACAGCCCTTAAACTCACCGCCCGCACCGCAGCCGTCATCGGCTCACTAGGTTTTCTAGCTGCTCCTCTTTGCGGATCTAATGCGGCCATTGTTTTTATCGCCTCGTTGCCCTTTGTGGCCGTTGCGTGCCTCCTGTTCTGCAATCCAGATATTTGATCACCACCAACACCACACACACACACCAGTAACACCATGAAAACCACATTAACAACCACGCAAGCCGCTCATTTACTCCTTGATGACACAAACGCCAACTGGTCACGCCTAGGGGCCTTTGCCCTTGTTGAATACCTCGAGGAACTCGAAGAGGACACGGGGGATGAAATGGAGCTTTGCCCGTGGGCGATCCGTTGCGACTTTTCGCAATACGCTAGCCTTGAGGATTTCGCCCTTGAGTATTTCGGCAGTGATCAAAAAGCAAAAGCTGAACTTGATTGCGTTGACCAAGATCAAGATGTGATCGAAGAGCAAATCCGCGAATTTATCCGCGACCATGGAACCCTCATCGAATTCGACGGCGGGATCATTGTTTCCGCATTCTAATAACCCACAAACACCGAAAACATGAAGACTAAACCAGTTTTATCCTATGACAACCCGACAAGCGGCAGCGTAAAGGCAACCCGTGAGCAACTCCTAGAACTAGGATTAACCGACGCGGATATTGAAGCGGGAGAAAAGCGATTTGAAATGGAAACTTGGGGTTGCTACGGGGTTACAAGATCCCTTAGGGCCATCGTTGAATGCGGGGAGTTCGGAGATAATTCAACCATGACATGGAAACACTTTTACTCGATGCGAACCATGAGCAACCCGCGTCAATCTGGATACGATATGGAGGGCGTTGTTAGCCTTGGCGGCATCAAGTCGACTTGTTTCACGTCGTCACAACTCTTCGAGCTTCCTTGTGGGAAACTGGTAGACGTTGCGGTTATTTTCTCACGTTCCAAAATCAAAAGGGAGGCAACCCGATGAGCAACGAGCGAACGGAAAACATTCACGGTTACAGAATCCACTCATGGTATAACGAGGGGTTTTGCAACTGGGAGGCATGGATTTGTGGCGTTGGGAATTAAACGGATCCTGAAAACAGAGAGAATGCCATTGTTGGGATTCTGAGACGTGCGGCGGCTGCCAAAAAAGACTGGGATGAATCACAAGAGGATTCCTTGTTTCCAAGCGGCGCGAACGATTTAATTCAATTCAATTCATGGGAGGAAACACGATGAGCTATAAATAACCGTTACGGATCGACACAAGGGCACGCCTAGGCCTTCCGCTGACATCCAATCGCAAACGTCATTCGATGGTTTGGGGGTGGTTTTGGCTTCTCCTGTTCCTCGTGGGTTTTTGGTGGGTCTTCATCATGTTTTTGATACAGGCCTTTAGCCGCTCCTAGTCCCCTCCCGCTTCATTCATTCGCGCCCCGGCCTTGGTTAACACTGGGGGCGGGTTTTTCGTGTCCGAGAGCCAGCCTAGGGACACCGAGAGCCACCGAGAGCCAGCCTAGGGACACCGAGAGCCACCGAGAGCCAGCCTAGGGACACCGATAGCCACCGAGAGCCAGCCTAGGGACACCGATAGCCACCGAGAGCCACCGGAGAGCCACCTAGGGACACCGAGAGCCAGCCTAGGGACACCGAGAGCCAGCCTAGGGACACCGAGAGCCACCGAGAGCCAGCCATAAAACGACCAAAAACGACCAAAAACGACCACAAATTGGGCAGAACTTTTTATTTTTTACCCACTAACGTGTTTATTTTTAGGAGATTGGAGCGAGTTACCCAAAGTTTTTCAAGTCCAGCGTAAAAATAGTCTTGCAAGGAAGATTGGAGCGAACTACTACTCACCCGTCGCCGCGATTGTGGGGACACTCTTAGAACACCACTAACACCATGATAGACCAGCAAACACTACTGTTTCCCGAAGGATCCATTGAGACCTTGGAATACCGACAACACACCACCATCAAAGACCTCATCAGAGAGCTTATCAGTATCGGCATCGAGATTGATATCGCATTGGACGAGGTAACCGAAGGAGACACCACACGAGCCAAGAAGACACTCAAGAGTCTTTCAGACCGCATTGAGAACACCTTGATCAACATCCGATAACTATGATCACAGTAGCACAAGCATTTGATAAGACCTTAAGAACCCGATGGGTTGGTAAGGCACGAGAAGAGGTGGAGACACGAAGCATCAAGAATGCTGAGAAATTCTTTGGAGCATCCAAGGCTCTTGATAAGCTCAACCTTAACGATGTTGAGAACTACATCCAGCACCTCAAAGGGATTGGTAATTCACCTGCAACAATAAACTCCAAGCTGTCCACCATCAGCGTTGTATTGAACCACCACAGAGAACTGGGGACTACTAAGAACACGCTGGTTATTCGGAAGATCAAACACTCATCGAATGCTCGCCTAAGGTTCTTTGATGCACGCATGATCGAAAAGATTGAACAAGTATGCAGACCTGAGTTCCTTCCGTTCTTTCAGTGGTCACTGGAGACCGGCATGAGACCAAGTGAATCACGAAGCATTCACAAGTCTGACACACGAGAGATGGAGGGAATTGGGGCGATCTGCGACCTTCGTAAAACAAAGAATGGAGACCAGCGGTCGATCCCGTTGACTCGTAAAGCAGTATATGCTGTCTCAAAGATGCCTGATGCTTACCCTTGGGCTAAGTTCGATGTAGAGTTGATCCGCAAGGAATGGCAGGTTGTCCGTAGGGCATTAGGGTTGAACCATGAGTGGGTGTTTTATCTGTGCCGTCACACCTGTGCAACTCGTTTGTTGTCCAAAGGAATCAACATCAAGGTCGTTCAAAACTGGATGGGCCACAAGGATATCAACATGACACTTCGCTACGCCAAGCTTGTCCCTAGTGACCTTGCAATGGCTCGTAACGCCTTAGAAACACTGTGATGAACATTAAACAAGGAGCAGGCAAAGGAGACACTAACCGCCCTTTCAAGGGTTATGAGTTCCGAAGTAATTACGACAGCATCTTTGGTAAAAAGGAACCAAAGGAAGTCGATGGGCGAGATGAAGATTTCGATATTGCAGATGAAACCATGTACGATGAACCATTAACCAAGTTTGGATTCTTTTTATGATGACACCAAATGAACTTGAGAGAGTCGCCAAGATACTCATGGATGAACCATTGGGTGTTACAGAAGCGTACATTCTATCTTTCATTGCACAGTATGGTGCCTACTATACTACAGAAGGATTGGCTAAAGTAACTGGAATAAATACCTTAAGGGTAAAATCATTATTTCAAAACCTTCGTAAGAAGGATCTACTAATATCAATCACAAACTTTGATGGACGAACACGCTATGGACTTACAGATCGAGGAAGAAACCTATTCACAAAACAATGATGATGAAGATGAAAACTACACACAAACAAGGGAAGACTATGATGCAGATAGAGCGGACAAAGATCGAAAGATCGACATGGAAGACTGAGTACACAAGGATCATGGATTACACCAGATCTGATTGGAGGAGGTTTGTAATGATGCAGGAGTACGCAAAGAAACTCTTTGAAGAGAACGCACTCTTAGCGATCCAAGTGAACACTTTGACCTCGCGGAGGGAGGCTCTTTACTCAATGCTTCTTCGGTAATGGATCTAAAAATTATGCAGCTTAACATTGGAACCTTAATTGCATGCTTGATGCTCTTATCGAGCGAGTAGATGCACTAGAACTGAAACTAAAATAAAACAAGTATGAAAAAAGAATACTGGATCATCGACACCGATGCTATTGAGCAGCACACAAACACCTGTCACGCAACCGGCCCGTACCCTACTCGTAAAGCCGCTGAAGCATTTGCTTTGAATGACATCCGCGATGTCTGGGAGGACTCTTGCACTCGCTTGAAGACCGCCACTGAAACCGACTGGTGCGCTCCGTTGCTCATCGTTGAAGTAGTGCGCTCAGTCGTGCCAAAAATCACCGCTAAAATCGAACTCATTGACGCGTGAACAAAGACAACGCACACGACTACCTGCCATTAGTGCAGGCTTTAGCTGACGGGAAGACGATTCAAGTTTTCAATTCGGAAAGATAGCTAGATACAGACTACATCACCTCAAATAAAAACTCTAATCCAGTCTACTACCGCCTCAAGCCAGAACGCGAGCGCAATGAAGCCCGATCTGAGCTAACATTTAGACTCGAACGAAACACTGTGCAACAAGTTCAACTATCTGAATTGCAGAAGCAGTTAGCTGAAGTTACAAAAAAATACACGTTATTAAAAAAACTACATGATGTTACATCAGTTGACCGTAGAAATAGTGTTAGTGAATCCGCTAGACTTGTTGAGTTGAATCATGAGTTAACCAAAGAGCGCGACATCTGGAAATCTAGAGCAGACGCTCACCAACAAGACTACGAGCAGATGCTCAGACGTATCGATGTGGTAGCAGCTGAACGTGGAGTCCTACACAAGAATAACGCTAAACTCCTAACTACCATACAAGAAAATGGACTCGCTGAATATGGAAACTAAATTGATGAAGACCTTTATCAAACTCTGCTACTACCTGCTACAAGCAACCGCTTGCGCTTTCATCATCGCCAACTGCGCAAAAAACCTACAACTCTGGTAAACCAATGAACGCTAAACTAATTTCAATTACTCAGCCTCTTGACACCAGTTTTACACCAGAGGAATTCATTGTGTACCAAGCTCGTGTCAGTTCCCCACAGAACCAGCACAATCACGACACGGGTCATAAGCTGCTCAGCTATTGCATCAAGCACGGTCATTGGAGTGTGTTTGATATGGTGGATGTCACGATGGAGATCGCCACGAGCCGTGCTATCATGGCCCAGATCCTTCGGCATTCCTCCTTTAAGTTCCAAGAGTTCTCCCAGCGATACGCGGAGATCTACGAGTTTGATTGGACTGATCTAGAGATGCGTCAGAAAGCCGAAGGGGGAAACCGACAAGGGTCTGATGGTGTCAACGAGATGCTGACTCATGATGCCATGAGGATTGTCAGGAATGCTGGCTACGACTATGAGATGATGGTCAAATGCGGCATTGCTCCCGAGTCTGCCCGTATGTTGTTACCCTTGGCTACTCCAACGAAGGCATATATGAAGGGCAGCGTGAGATCTTGGATCACCTACTTCTGGCAACGAAGAACTAAGCACGCACAAAAGGAACACCGCTTGTTAGCTGAGGCTATGTTTAAACAGTTCAAGCCGCACTTCCCAGTGATTTCAGAGTTGATCACCAAGGGTAAAATGGTTTACGTTGAGAAAGAATAACGATTATGCACACCACCACAACACAAAAGAATCTTACACAGGAGATGGTAGACATCGGGGTAACTCGTTATCGCAACAGGGTCTCATCAATGAAAAACCGAGGAGCCGAAGCAACATCGTCCTATGGTCAACGCTTGATGAGAGAAGCCTGCAAGCCTTTGTTCACAGCTATCGTCGATTGGCAAACGTCCATCAAGAAGATCCAGAACAAGGCAAAGTTCCAGAAGCACCTTGCAGAATTGTCCAACAAGAACCTTGAGAAGGTTGCCTATCTTACACTTAAGGTTGCCCTTGATGGACTAACAGAGGTCGTGACGTTTACCTCGTTGTCCTATCGCATCGGAAGAACCATCGAGGATCAACTGATGGCTGACTTCATCGTCAAAGGAATGGAAAAGGGAGAAGGGAAAATCCTTGGAGCCAAACGAATGATCGATCGTGGGCCACAGGCAGTCCGCAAGTTCATGCGTGGCTCCCTTCAATCATCCATCCGTGCTGGGGAGATCGACGAGTGGGACGACTGGGCCAAGCGTGACCGCATTACCTGTGGTGCTTACTTGATCCAACTCCTTCACAAGACCACGGGACTCATCGACTACTAGATGATCATCCAGCCACGCCGTAAGCAACCAACACGCTTTGTCGTCGCTAGCCAACAAACTCTAGAGTGGGTGAACGAATACAATCTTGATCGGGAACTCTTGGAACCCTTCTGGTTGCCGATGTTGGAATGCCCGAAGCCTTGGACAAGCATCTGGTGTGGTGGGTACGACGTGATGGACTCAGCGGTTCCCTTGTTGCCCTTCATCAAGACTCCAGATCGCAAGTGGCTTCGTGAAAAGTACGACATCCAGAACGTCTACGATGCTGTCAACTACATCCAAGAGACACCCTACAAGATCAACGACGATGTGTTGGAGGTGTTCGACTGGGCGTGGGAAAACAACACGATGATTGGGCTGCCAAACAAGGAGAACACACCGTTACCCCTTCAGCCACCAAAGGGATCGCTTCCCGATGAGGAACAAAAGGAACTCAATCGCTCAATCAAAGAGATCTCCCAGCAGAACAATGCAACCCAGTCGCGTCGTTTGTTGATTGGAAAGATCCAGTGGTTGGCCCACAAGATGAAAGACGAGCGGATGTTTTTCCCATCCAACGTAGATTTCAGGGGTCGTGTTTATCAAATCCCGTCGTTCCTGAACTACCAAGGGCCAGACCATTGCCGAGGACTTCTTACATTTCACCGTGGTGTTAAGTTCAAAAGCGATGAAGACCTGAAGTGGCTTGCGATCCACGGGGCAAACTCATTTGGCTACGACAAGGTAACGTACGACAAAAGAATCCAGTGGGCCATGGGGTACACAGCGACCGCCATTAAGATCGCCAAGGATCCCTTGAGCAACCGTGAGTGGGCCGAAGCGGACAGCCCGTGGCAGTTCCTTGCGTGGTGCAAAGAGTGGGCAGCGTATCACTCAAAGGACTCCAAGAACTTCCTGAGCCACCTGCCGTGTTCGATGGATGCAACCAACAACAGACTCCAGATCCTTTCTATGTTGGCTCGTGATGAGTTCGGGGCTGAAGCAACAAACGTGAAAACCACGGATTCCCCTGCGGACATCTACGCTGTTGTTGCCGATCAAGTACAGGCGGCCTTAGTGAACGATGCAGAACTCAACAAGCCCTTTGCGTACCACTGGATGAAGTTTGGGATCGACCGCAATGCAACCAAGCGTTCTGTGATGTGTTACAGCTACGGTCTTACAGCTTACAGCAACCGCCAGTACATTGCAGACTGGTACATGGAGCTGACCAAGAATGGTAAGAACACACCGTTCATCCGAAGCGAACGCTATCACGCTATCCAGTACCTTGCGGATCTTGTTTGGAATGCCATCGAGCAAGTCCTGACGAAACCAAAGGAGGTCATGGCATGGTTCCGAGACATCGCAAAGATCACAGCAAGGGACAAGGCGTTCCTTCAGTGGACATCCCCGAGTGGCTTCAAGGTGCGTCAGGATTACAAGAAGACCCAAGCCAAGCGGATCAAAACGTGGCTCAATGGTGAAGGAAAGTACCTTAAGTTCTACGATGAGATCGACGCGATGGATGTAAGCCGCCAAAGCAATGGTGCATCACCCAACATCGTCCACTCATTGGATGCTGCGGCACTCCACGAAACCGTCAAGCGGTGCAAGGATCAGCACAACATCCACGATTTTGCGATGATCCACGACTCCTACGGAACACACTCAACCAACTGTGAAGTAATGGGTAAGGTGTTGCGCGAGGTGTTTGTGGACATTTTCTCTGAGAATTTCCTTGCTAATTTTAGAGACGAAATTCAGTCTCTGAACCCGAGCGTTGAGCTACCCAGTGTCCCATCACTAGGAACCCTTGATGTCTCATCCCTACTGAAGTCGGAATACTTCTTCAGCTAACAAAATAAAAATAAACTAATACTACTACAATGACACTGACTACACCTAAAGGCAAAGCCATCTATCCACGACTCAACGAACCTCATACCAAGTTCAATGTCGATGGAGTCTACTCCGCAAAGATCCACGTTAGCGAAAGCGACTACAACGGATTCAAAGGTCAACTTGACAAGTGGTTCGCTGGTGAATACCAACGTCTCTGCCAAGAGAATGGAAACAAGAAGCTTCGCATGGCCTTGAGTTCCCCTCTTAGCATTACACCCGAAGGAGACTTCCAAATCTATGCAAAGCAAGTTGCTAAGAAGCAAACAAAGAAAGGCGAGCTTACGTTCACTATCGCGCTGTTTGACTCAAAAGGAGCGAAGATCACTGATGGCCCTAGCGTTGGCTCAGGATCAGTTCTTAAGTTGGCGGTTGAACCCGCAGCTTGGTATTCCCCAACGGTGGGAGCAGGGTACACCTTGCGACTCAAGGCTGCACAGGTGATTGAACTCTGTGAATTTGGAGGTGGTTCTGGAGGTGATAACTTCGGGTTTTCCTCAGAAGAAGAAGGCTACGTCAGTAACGGCGAAAGCTTCAACATCGCGTTCAAGGACGACACCGACGATAATGATTCGGTTCCGTTCTAACTTTGAAAAAACCATAGCCCTCTCCCTTGAACGGGAGGGGGTTCCCTTCGGATACGAGACTACCCACCTCAAATATCTGAAGGAACATACCTATACCCCTGACTTCATTCTCGGCAACGAGATAATCATTGAGGCAAAGGGAAGATTCATGGCAAGCGATAGGACAAAGCATCTGCTAGTCCGCAAGTACAACCCAGAGTTGGACATCCGCTTTTTGTTTATGAATGCAAAGATCCGCTTGTCCACCAAGTCTCGTACTACTTATGCCCAATGGTGTGAGAAATACGGATTCCAGTGGGCAGAAAAAACACTACCAAAAGAATGGCTTTTGTAAGAACACACATACCCTGCTCCTCCTGTGGCAGTTCAAATGCCGCTTCAGAAAATGACGATGGATCAGTCTATTGCTTCTCCTGTGGAGAGCTGGATTTTTCCAACAAAGAAAATACACACACAATGACGAGTAACACACCAACAACAAACGGAGGGTTCCTTACTGGGAAAGTCCTACCACTAGACGCTAGACACATTAACGCTGAGACCTGCCAGAAGTTTGGCTACAAGGTTGGAAAGCAGTACGAGAAGGTTTGCCACATCGCGGAGTATCGAGACCTTGAGGGAAACCTGATGGCCCAGAAGCTACGCTTTGAGGATAAGAGCTTCTCAACTATCGGCGTACCTTCCACATTCTTTGGTCAACACCTGTGGCCCAATGGTGGCCGCAAGGTCGTAGTAACTGAGGGAGAGATTGATGCCCTTAGTTTGTCTCAGGTCTTCGGAAACAAGTGGCCCGTGGTATCCCTCCCTACTGGTGCGGCTGCTGCCAAGAACGCCTTCAAGAAAAACCTTGAGTGGCTACAGAAGTTTGACGAGGTGATCCTTATGTTCGATGAAGATGCTGCTGGCCGCAAAGCCGTGGAACAAGTCTCGTCGATCCTTCCTGTAGGGAAATGCAAGGTAGCTCGCCTTCCTCTCAAGGATGCCAACGAGATGTTGATGCAGGGTAAAACAGAGGAGCTAGTGAATGCCTTTTGGCAAGCTAAGATCTGGAGACCCGACGACATTGTTGAAGGAAGTGAAGTGTATGATCGACTACTTAACCCAAAGAATGCCGAAAGCATTCCATATCCATTTCAAGGACTTAATGAAAAAACTAGAGGAATTCGTAAAGGTGAAATCGTCACCGTTTGTGCGGGAAGTGGTATCGGTAAATCCCAAATTTGTCGTGTCATTGCTCATAATCTTGTCCGCAATACTGATAAGCGTATTGGGTACATTGCCCTTGAAGAATCTATTGAGCGCACTGCTAGTGGGATTGTGGGGTTGGAACTTGGTTGTCTCTTACATCTTGCGGGAGAGATAAAAGAAACAGAGAATCTCAAGAAAGCATTCGATGCTACCGTAGGATCTGGGAGGTTCTTCCTGTATGACCACTGGGGTTCCTTGGAATCCGATAACCTCCTTGGGCACATCCGCTACATGGCGAAAGCCTTGGATGTTGATTACATTGTGTTGGATCACCTTTCCATTGTTGTCTCAGGACTTGGAGATGGCGATGAGCGTCGAATGATTGACAACACCATGACCAAGCTCCGCTCACTTGTGGAGGAATGCAATATAGGCATGATCGTTGTGAGTCACCTCAAGAGACCAGAAGGCAAGGGTCACGAGGATGGCGCCGTAACGTCTCTGGCTCACCTTCGCGGTTCTGCCGCTATCGCCCAGTTATCCGACATTGTGTTGGGCCTTGAGAGAAACCAGCAGGATCCGACGAATCGTAATGTGACAGCATTGCGAGTTCTAAAGAATCGGTTTACAGGTGACACAGGACTCTGCTGCCATCTTCAGTACGATAAGGACACAGGACGTATGGAAGAAACAATCCTTGAAGATAATACTTCAGCGGATGACAATGATGAAGCTAACCCATTCTAACTTTATGAAACTTTTATTTTTTGATATTGAAACAAACGGCATCGACCATTGGCAAACCAAGAAGGGTCTAGCGGATCTTCACTGTCTTTCCATCTTGAATCCAGAGACAGATGAGATGCGCTCATTCAGCTCAAGTGCATTGGATATTCAAGAGGGACTAGATCTGTTGGCATCCGCTGATTACATCTGTGGTCACAACTCAATCAAATTTGATGCGCCATGTCTTGAGAAGCTCTTTGGATTTACCCATCCTAACGTACTAGATACCTTGGTGATGGCGATGTGTATCCATCCAGATGCTAAGAACGATGACTACAACCGTGAAGGATTCCCCAAGGATCTTATCGGAAGGAACTCATTGAAAGCTTGGGGTTATCGCATTGGTGAATACAAGGGAACCTTTGGGGAGACAACTAACTGGTCTACTTGGTCACAAGAGATGCAGGACTACTGTGAGCAGGATGTACGAGTAACTAGCAAGTTGTTCTATTATCTCACAAAGAATCACCCATCGCGTCAGATGCTATTCTTAGAGCATTCCTTTGCGAAGCTTATGGCTATTCAAGAGAACAACGGATGGCCGTTCAACATGAAGAAGGCTGAAGAACTCACGGCATTACTTATGGGATCTCGTGGTAAACTTCAAGCCCAACTGCAGCAAGCCTTCCCCCCAACAGTTGAAGAGATGAAGTCATCGATGGGTTGGACTGTGGGAACAATACAGGGAACACTAAGCGCGCCAACAAAGAAGGAACTGGGAATTCTTATTAAAGCTGAGGGATATAACACATCTGCAGTTGCAGCCTTATTAAAGGGATCTACCAAAATGGATAATAAGAAAAAGGAAGTACTATTCAATCCAAACTCCCGTGACCAGATCTCTGAACGCTTGATGGCCCTTGGATGGAAACCCACAGCATTTGAAGGGAAGCGTCCCGCCATCAACGAAGCAGTGCTACGTGAAGTTGGATTACCCGAAGCAGATCTCCTGTGTGAATACCTGCTGCTAGCAAAGCGTCTCGCTCAGGTTGCTGAGGGGAAACAAGCTTGGCTAACACTGGCACTTGAGGGACGCATCCACGGTGAGGTTGTCACTAATGGAGCTGTGAGTGGCCGTTGTACGCACCGTAATCCCAATGTGGCCCAAGTGCCAGCAGGTCGCGCTCCATTCGGTCACGAGTGCCGTGCTTGCTTTGAAGCCCCAAAGGGGAAAGTCCTTGTCGGTGCTGATGCTGCTGGTCTTGAGCTTCGGTGTCTTGCCCACTATCTTTACCAGTGGGACAAGGGAGCATACGCGAAGACGATTGTTGAAGGAGACATCCACACAGCAAACCAAAAGGCGGCAGGACTTGATACACGAGATCAAGCTAAGACGTTCATCTATGCGTTCCTGTACGGTGCTGGAGATGCTAAGATTGGTTCCATTGTCGGTGGATCATCACGCGAAGGTAAGAAGCTCAAGGCTGACTTCATGCGTAGGATTCCAGCTATCGGTAAACTCAATGAGGTTGTTCAACAACACGTTACAAAAAGTAACACCTTGAAGGGTCTTGATGGTCGTATCCTTCCATGTCGTTCACCTCACAGTGCGCTCAATCTTTTGCTGCAATCTGCTGGTGCGGTTCTGATGAAGAAGGCTCTTGTTGAATTCAGCAAGCAAGCACGCAAGCCCTATGAACTTCATGGAAATATTCACGATGAAGTACAATTCTCTTGTCTTCCTGAGGATGCTGAAGAACTTGGTAACACGTTTATTCGTTCATTGAAAAATGCTGGAACGCTTTTGAATTTCAAGTGTCCTGTAGATGGAGAATTTAAAGTAGGAAATAACTGGTCAGAAACACACTAATACAAAAATACTATGAAAGCACTTATTGATGGGGACATGATTCTTTACCGCTCATGCTTCTCAGCAGAAACAGAAATCCGTTGGGATGATGATATTTTCACAGTCCATAGCGACTTCAGTGATCTAAAGAAATCATTTGTTGGATTGATCGATTACATCCAAGAGGAACTTAATGCGTCAGAAATCATCGTATCGTTCTCTGACAGGCTGACCTTCCGACATTCGATGTACCCCCTGTACAAGGCGCAACGCCAAGGCAAGAGGTCACCACTGGGGATCAATGATCTCCGTGAGTGGGTATGTGATAACTACAAGATCGCCTTCTGGGAAAACCTAGAAGCTGATGATGTTCTTGGGATCATGGGTTCCATGGATCAAGAAGGTTCAATCATTGTCAGTGCCGATAAAGACTTTGAGACTGTCCCTTGCCAGTGGTTCAACTTCCTTAAGGGAGAACTTAAAACGATTACCCCCGAACACGCTCGTAGATTCCACCTCATGCAAACGATCATGGGTGACTCTACTGTCAACTACTTTGGCATTAAAGGCGTAGGCCCAAAGACCGCTGAGAAGATGCTGGAGAAAGACGGATACACATGGGATACCGTTTTGAAAGCCTATGAAAAAGCTGGAATGACAGAAGATGATGCGCTAATGAATGCCCGTCTTGCTTACATTCTTCAACATCAAGACGTAGATCATAAAACTAAAACAATCAAAAACCTATGGACACCAACCTAACCGAAGCAGCAGTAGCCTATTTTAAAGGATTCACCTACGATCCAAGTATGTTCACACACATTACAACTAATGCTCCTCTTCCAGACTCTGGAGAACGCTCAGAGTTCAACACAGGAGTAGTACGAGACGCATCAAAAGGCAAAGGGATTCCTTCGGCAATTCCTGTACGGGCCTTGATGAAGGTCGCAAGACGCTTTGAGGATGGCGCAGCGAAGTACAACCGTGATAACTGGAAAAAAGGGATTCCTTTGAGTCGCTATGTTGATAGCCTCTATCGTCATCTGTGGGCATTCATGGACAACGACGATACTGAGGATCACCTTGGAGCCATCATCTGGAACGCGATGTGCCTTAGTGAGACAATGGATATGATTGCAGATGGTGATCTTTCAATCGAACTTGAAGACATCTGACGCACTATTAGGAACCTCCTATGAATAACTTCAAAGATTTCCCATCAATCTCCACGCGTTTCATTGAAGCACTTGAGGATCGGGTTCCACCAAAAGACTTCACGCCAAGCGATACTTGCAGGGATATTGACTACTACTGCGGTGCGCGGAGTGTCATAAGATTTCTTCAGCAAACCTATGAAGAACAAAACGAAAATATCCTAAATTAAAAATATGTGCTTTGCTCCTAAAATGGCTGCTCCAGCCCCAACTCCCCAAGCTCCCCCTCCTCCAACTCCAGTTGCTGAGACAGTTCAAGCCCCTACGATGCCTACTGAGGCTAAGAAACGTACTGCTGGTATCTCCTCGTTGATCATCCGTAGACCCACGGTGTCCACTGGAACAACCAACATGGGAGCAAGCGTTAACTACTAAAATCTATGGCTACCTTTAACTACAACCGTACCGTTACATTTGCTGAACTAACCAGCGGTGCGCTTAATATCGACACAATTGGCAATGGTAAACCTTCAGCTTTTATGGTTGCTGGAACATTCAACAGTGCTACTGTAAAACTGCAACATCTCATTGGTTCAACCTATGTTGACCTCGGTGCTGAGACGACCCTAACTACTAACGGTGGTGGGCTGTTTGTTACACCCGCGAGTTCTCTTCGGATTGTAATCAGTGGAGCTACAAGTGGCTTCACAGTTACTGTTGTGGTTAAACCAATCGAACTATAATGTCACGTCACAGAAAGCTCACTCAGCAATTTGCTGGTTTTCCCTTGTTCAAACTACCAACGGGATCATTTACTTATCCCCTTACGTTTTCATTTACAAAGGATCTAGTAGGTTTGGATGGGCTTTCTCTTGATCT